GAATTGACCTGTATATGGCCAGTTACTTTAGTTTCACCTGCGCCATTAGGATCTAGTATCAAATCGGCGTCTGGTTCCAAAGTTGTTACAGTGTTGTCAAGTATTAGTGATTTACCTAATACTGGATCGCCTGCTGTTCCTATTCCTATTTTACGCATATTGTATCTTCCTTATACTGTTGATGTTTCTAAACCGTAAACTACAGCTGAAACACTTAAACTGTTGCTATACACAACTAGCTTTTTGCCTGCATCCAACACAATGCCTGATCTTTCTAGTGTACCGTTGCCAACTAATGTTGTATCGTACTCTATCCATTCACCGCCTGTTGGTGTGTCTGCACTTGCCATCGCTACTCTGATTGTTCTACTTCCTGCATCTCTATTACAAATGCTTAAAGTAACTACAGCAAAGTTATCTGCGGGGACTTCGTATACTGTTGTATTTGTTGCAGCTGATAAATCAGCTACTCCTAATCTTCCGTTTGCCATTTTATTTTTTCTCCATTATCTTAAAAAGTACTGATACGCTAAAGGATATCCTGTAACTGGTCCAGTAAAGTTCATATTTGCTGTAATATTTATCAACTCTCCACTTGCCGTTGTAATTATGTTTGAACTAATAAAAATGTCACCAGCTGTAACACTATTCACGTTCAACGCGGCACCACCGCCACCAATTTGTGCCTCAATGTACGCTTTAATCGCACGTTGGGTTGGCACTACTGTATCGCTGTTGGCTGTAAAGAATGGGTCAGTACTAAACTCACTTACACTTGCTGAGTTACCACCTAGTGTAACTTCACCTAATGTAAGTTCCTGTAGACCTGCAATGTTAAATGCTTCTGCATTCAAGTTTGCAACACCAGTTGCCTGTTCAATTTGGAACAAGTCACCAACTCTAAAGTTACCATCTTGGTCAGTTGATGTAAAGAACACTCGTCCCCCGTTAACATCAAGTGTTTCTTTGGTTTGGTCTGGAGTTTCTAATGGTAGTCCTGGATAGTTAGTAGTTACAAATCCACCTGTACCAATATCTAGGAAGTCGTGTCCTGTTAAACGTACTTGCGAGTATCTAATTCTTGACACTACGCCGTCACCGTCTGTAGGAGCATCTCCTATTGTCATGCTTGGACTAATTTGTAAGAACGCTGTATGTGATCCTGGGTTTGTACCAAGGAAACTAACAACAGTAACCAACTTAAAGAACTGTCCAGGTAAACTAGCAAACGTAATGTTTGAACCAGCTACTGGTCTTTCTGTTAATCTTCTTACAGCAACAAAGTTACCATTTTGTAAGAAGTCTGCATTACCATTTGATGTTGCTCCGTCAACTTCCATACTTGCTGCACTAAATCCTGTTCCTCTATTTGCAAAACTAGGATTGCCTAATGCGCCATTGCCTAATCTATTTTGGAACACAACATCATCAATGTTGTTTGGATCGCCAATTGTAATTGTTGGAGGAGTTGCGCCGTATCCGCTTCCTGCTTCTGCAAGTTTAACTTCAAATATCTTTTCACTTGCAACGTTTACTCTACCACGTGCTCTAGCACCAATTTTGCTTACAGCAACTTGTGTTGTTGTACCATCTGCTATTGTACAGAACAACGGTTCTCTATCTGGATTACCAAACGCTGCTAACTTGTAGCCACTTACGTTTGCTGTAACAGTTAAGTTATTCCATACTAGACCATATTCACTATAGCATACACTATTAGTATCTGCACTTGTTACTACAAACATACCTTGTCCGTATGCAATGTCTGTTGGTAGTGCTGAACTTTCAGTAGCAATTGTAGTTGCTGTCCAGTTAATGCCGTCTAAGCTATAAGCTGCATTAACACTATTATTTGCTATTGCAATAAATCTACCATTACCCCAAACAACTTTGCTCCAGTTTAAACTTGCTGGCAATGTAGTTGCTGTCCAAGCAATACCGTCTGCACTGTAAGCTACTTGATTAGATCCTGTACGTACAGCAACAAATAGTCCCATACCGTTAGTAATACTAGTAAATCCTGTGTTAGGTAAAGCAGAACTTGTTATTGTCCAACTTGATCCAGCATTGTCTGAATAAGCAATGTCTGTATCGTTTTGTCCAATTACAACAAATCTGTTTGTACCTGCACCTAAGTATCCGTATTGTACATCAACACCAGTTGAAGTGTCTAACCCTCCTGGTAAAGCTGATGTACTAAATGTTGCTAAGTCTTCACTTAGCACCGCTGTACTTGATCCTGTTGCTACAGCAACAAATGCACTTGATTTATATAATGAACTTCCGTCATCTAATAGTCCTGATGAAAATCTATCACTCTGTTGTGGTAGTGTTGCATTAGACCATGTTGATGAATCATAACTTAAAGCTGCTGATGTATCATCGCTTAATGCTACATAAGCACCCTTGCGACCAATACCTGTAAAGTCAAAATCAATAACATTACCAGTTGCTCCTATTGAAGTAAGTGTAATTACTAGATCGTTAGCAGGACTTACTCCGCCTAACGATGTACCTGCTATAGTAATAGTTTCTAATCTTACATAGTCAGCACCTGCACTATTAAGTGCTACATAGTACTTAGATCCAACTCTATCAACATTAAATGTAGCGTTTGAACCTGCACCTGTATATGTAGTAGCTGCTTGGTTGTTAACTTGTTGTGATGTTTCAAAGAATCCAAAGTCTTCATAAACGTTTGATCCTATTGAAGCATCTGTTGTAGTTTTTGTTGGTGCGCTAAATGATACAGCTGGCTCAATTTCATAAGTTGACGAAGCGTTTGGTGTAACAAGTGTTGTGCCTGGAACAAAATGGTCCCAACCTGCTGTACCGTCTGATTCTTTAACTACTGTTGCTACTTTTGTACCTGCATCATATGTATTAATTAAAGCATATAATCCTGCACCTGCGCCACCAACAACAAGTACTTTCATACCTGGATATGAAGTGTTTAAGTTGCCGTCTGTTGCTGAAAGTGTAATACTTGTTGCGTTACCGTCCTGTGCTGTATTACCAGCTGTTAAGTAACCAGTACCACCTGCATCACCGTCTACAGCATCATCAATAACACGAGCTTGTATTAGTGCTTCGTCTCTAAATTCATCACCAATTACTTCTTCGCCTGTACCTGGGCCAAACACGTTAAAGTTAACATCTGTATAATCGTTACCAGTATGTGTAAATTCTGCTGTGAGTATTTTATCTTGGTCAGTAATAGCTGATGCTATTGTAGCATTGTATTGTGTTTTGTTATCAACAATACCACTTGTTGGTGTTTCATCTGGATCAACGCCTTCTGCTACTGAACCAAAGTCACCGTATGAGTTGTTACCGTTTGTTGCACGTACACGCCCACCTGTTTCTGCTAGATAACCTATGTGTGCGTAATATGTAAACACTGATACAAGTTCTGCTCTACCGTTGTTAAGAATGTGTGCGCCGATACCGTTACTAATAACTTGTGTAAAGTCATTACTAACAATTGAATCGTTGCCGCCATTATGTAAGTTACCATCAATACGTTGACCAGTTGCACCGTTACCAAATGTTGTACAGTTCTGTACGTATGGCGAACGTGCTGTAATCCAAACTCTAGTATCATCTGGACCCCAACCTGGATCTAGTGATGCATAAGCACCAGCTGTCATTCTACTTGTACCTGCAGTTGTTTCTGCAGTCATGTCACCGTTTAGGCCTTCCATTGTTTGTAATCTTAAACCTGTACCGTTACGTAAGTAGTAGAAATCTTCTTCTTGTGACCCTATTACAGCATTTACATAATATCTAGAAGCATATCTAGTTTTATATGTTGCCGGAATAGTTAAACTAATCCCGCCTGTATATGTTCTTCTATAATTAGGAGCAAATTTTAGATCCCATTGCATAGCACTTAGAATTGATTTAATATCTCTTTCACAAAGTGCTACATTATATTCGTAATCTTTTTCAACACTCATTGCACCTGTATCGTCAGTTACAACAATATCTGCTCCACCAATAGTTGCACTAATAGTGAATGTTGTTGAGCTTAGAATGTTTTTAACATAGTAAGTAGTGTCTAATGCTAGTCCGCCGACCTCTGTTCCAACACCAGTAAATTTGATTGGTCTATTTTGTCTCAACCATCCTGTAGTTGTAATTGTTAATGCACCGCTTGATGCTGTTGTTGCTGTAACTGTATCTGCATAATAATCATTTACATATGCAACAGCTTCTTTTGCTATAAACTCTTTGTTAAGTTCTAATTGTTGTATACCTGCATACACATCTTGTTGATCAGTAGCACGGTTAGTACCTTCGTTACTTCCACCTAATATTATATCATTAGTTGTAACAAATGTATTGTTAATCTGTGCTAAACTTATTGCTTCTGAAACTTCAGCTCTTGCTGCATTTCTTGCAAACTCGTAACTTCCTAGTGTAGCATCTTTTTGTACACCTGTTACTTTAGCACTTGGCTTTCTTAAGTAACTTATTGCCGCTACAGTTGATGCAAATGTTGTACCTAAACACCAATCGTATCTTGCTGCATCTAATAAGTATCCAACATCTCTTTCACACTTTGCACTATCGTAAGTTAAGTTTGGAAAGTTTGCTGTGATCCAGTTTGTTGTAGCTGTTTTAACTGTTGAAGCTGCTGATCCTAATAGTGAATGGTCAGTTTGTAGTCCTGCCGCTGCACCAGTAATACTTGGATATGTAATTGTTTCACTTCCAGTACCGTTATCAACTATGTTAATAAAGTCATCTAGTAGTGCGCCAATTGCAGTTGCACTTCCAGCGTCTCCTGCTGTACCTGGTATCTGTGAAAATGCAGACTGTGTACCTGGAGTAACTGTAATGTTTCTACCTACAGTTTGCATAATACCTTTTAAGTAACCGTAAGCTGCTAGTGTTGCCGCTTTCTGTGCAGCTGGTAAGTTTGAACTTGCACCAACATGATATGCTTCACCAGCATTAACTGTTTGCCAGTTACCACCGTATGTTAAGTCATATGACACAGCATCAACTAAGTACCCAACATCTTTCTTACATGCTGTTTTACTATATTTTAGATCTGGATAGTTTTCTGTAATATATCCAACTAATTCTGCTCTTAAAAAATCTCTGTTAGCAATTAATAAGTTTCTTGCATATCCATCTGCTGGATCAGTCATTTCGTCTGCTAATGTAAATGTAGCAATAGCTTCTTCTTTTCTGCCCAATGACCAATCTGTTCTACGTCTATATAGTCTTGCTAACTGTTCAACAGCTGATCTTACATAACCAGTTTCGTTGTTTGTTAACGGATACAAAGCACTTTGTGATTGTGCATTTCCTGTTGTTGCTGTTACTGAAACACCTTCAACAATGTCACCAATAATTGCTTCTACTCTTTCAATTGCTGTATTACTATACAAGTAATCTTCAGCTGTTGTAAGTGTTGAATTATTTGATTTTCTTGGTTGCACTTGTGTTGCACGAAGTTCGTCGCCTATAATACAACATTCTGCTGGAACAATAATTGGAAGTACTTCGTAATACTTTCCTGTTGAAACTTTAATTAATGTATTTCTAATTAATCTAGCTGGAATGTCTGTAGCAACGCCTGCTGTAATAGCATCTGTGATAATTTTTGTAAGGCCGGTTATTTCAGCATACACACTTTCTGCTGTTAAGGTTGCATTAAAGTATTGTGCAACAACTGCTGTTGAATTATCACCATTGTTAACTTGATAGTTTACAGCTGGTGCTGTTTGTGCAAGTACTGCTTGTATAACTGTCAATCCGTGATTTATAGTTGCTACTGTTTGAGTTTTTTGTGTTAAGTACGGAGATCCTACTGTGTCATTTACATACGATAAAGCAGCTTCTCTTGATTTAACATTTCCGCCATGTGTGATATCGTGGATAAGTGCATCAACAATGTAACCCATATCTCTTTCACACTTTGCACTATCATAGTCAAAGCCTGTAGTAAATGGTGTTATATTACCTGTAATTTGTGCATCTGTCCATTCAACCATTTCACGTTGTATGAAATATCTATTAAGTTCTAAAATAGATTTAGCATTAGGATTTTTTGCACCTGCACCAACTTGCTCTGCTGCATATCTAATTGTTTTCCAAGGCTTATCAAGCGAGCGTCCGTTAGTAGGACTCGGAGCATCAGTACCGTGTGTTGCAACATAATAAATATCATCTGCTACACCTGAATATGCCCATTCCGGAGTATTGTTTGAACTTACTTGTAAAAATTGTCCTTCAGCGCCAACTGGTAATCTTGCAGGACCACTTCCTGCATAGTATACTAAATCACCTTTTGTAGTTAGTACACTTGCTTCATTACCAATAGCAATTACTTGCCAGTAAGTGCCGTTTACATCTAAGTCTGGACGTGAGTTTTGATTACCACCACCGCCTGCGCCAACTTGAATAGTCGAAAAGTCATCGCCTTCTGAGAAGTGACCTAATACACAAACATATGAGTTATCACCATAACGTGCAACGTCACCTTGTAAGTATTCTACATCATCTACCCATGCGCCTCTCCAACGTAAACCAGTGTTTAGTCGTTGCCAGTATGTTGTGTTTGTTGGTGTTTCATTTTGATGATCTGCTATACACAAATAAGTGTAGCCACCGTATCTTACAACTTCACCAACTCTATAATCTTGTAGAGTACTATCATCTTGCCAGTCGCCTAAGAATCTTAAACCCTGTGTAAATAGTTGCCAGTCTGTTGTTTCAACTACTGGATTCTTTTCTGCATGATTAGTTAGAGCAATATATTGGTTACCACCGTATCTTACAATATCACCCTTTTGATAATTTCTTAATGCTTCCCAATCTGCTTCAAACTGGAAGCCTCTTACAAATTGTTCCCAATTTGCGTTGTTTGTACTAAACAATGTTGCCGCTGTATGTTCTGCTGTACAAATCCAAAGAGCTGCACCATATTGTGCTACATCATTTACTTTATATCTTGTACCAGCGGACCATGAACTTTTGTATTCGATGCCAGCATTAAAGACATCCCAATTAGATTGGTTAAGTTCTAACCCGTCGGCTAGTGTTGCTGCAGATGTATGGTAAACTTTACAAACATAAGTTTGTCCACCATATTTTACTAAATCGTTAATAAGATATTTTGTATCTACTGTCCAGTCGCCTTTCCATTCTAGCCCTTCAGCATATATTTCCCAATTTGAAATATCAGCTTCTAAGCCAGCTGCTACTGTTGCTTGTGATGTATGTACTACTGAACAAATGTATAGTCTAGCACCGTATTGAACTATGTCACCGTATACGTAACCTGTACTTATTGTCCAGCTACCTTTCCACGTTTGACCGTCACTCACTAAGTTCCACTTAGGTGGTACTATTTCAAAGTCTGTAAAGAATTCCGAAGCACTTGTATGACCAATCACACAAATATATACTTTGCCCCCGAACCTTACAACATCGTCTTTATAATATGTGTTGGCAGAAGTCCATGCGTCTTTCCACACAAACCTGATTCTACCTAGTTTAAATTCTGCCATTTTGTAATGCTCCGTTATTGTATTTATACATTTTTTCTAGTCCTTATAAATTACTTCATGCTCTCGTCAAAGTTACGAAGTAATAACATCTGTCCAACATATGATCCGCTTAATCCTGCTGGGTTTCCTAATGCGTCTGCTCCTGGTACATATACTGGAACAGCTACGTTTATTATTTTATTTTGTATGTTGTCTATTTGGTTTTCTGGTCCGCCAACATATATTTGCCCTGCTTGGAAAGCGTTAAGCTCTAAGTCAGATCCACCAACACTTAGTCTATCTGCTAAGAATGTAGCAATAGCTCTTTGTGTTGGAATAACTTGGTTTGAGTCTTCAGCAAACGTTGGGTCTGTACTAAACTCTCTAACAACAGCGCCTGAACCACCAAGTCTAACACCACCTAGTGATAATTCTGATAGACCATCTAAGTCAAAGAACTCAGCACTAATTGTAACAACACCAGTTGCCTGTTGCACACTAAACAATTCACCTGCTCTAAAGTTACCATCTTGGTCTGTACTTACATAGAATATACGTCCACCAGCTGTTTCATATACTTCGTTTTCAGGAGCACTTGTAAAGTAGTTACCGCCTGCGTAAATGTCTGGATAGTTAGTTTCTATAAAGTTACCTGTACCAATGTCTAAGAAGTCATGTCCTGTAATACGACACTGACTAAAGTTTTCATTAATAGTAACTGACGTTCCGTGAACTAAATCATTTTCATTACGCATACGTGGACTAATTTGGAATTGTACAAGTCTTGTACCATTACCTGTGCCGTCGTCGCCTAAGTCAGTTGCTATAGCTACACGATAACTCTTTAAATCATTTGGATCTTCAGTGTTATCATCTTCAATTATTGGAAACAGTAATTGACTACCAATTGTTGGTACACGAGGCAATCCTGATATCTTAATAATATTTGTATCTGGTATATTATCTGCATAACCGTCACCTGTTACAGTAACTTTAGTAGTACTTGATCTATATCCAATACCTCTGTTTACCCAACTTGGCTGTGCAAGTACACCTGAGCCTACTCTATTTTCCCAACCAATGCCTACTGTAAACTTATTATCTGTAATTGTAAATACTGGAGGATTTGCTTGTGTGTATCCACTACCTGGATCTAGTATTTTAATAGTTTGTATTAGTCCGCCACTTCCTAGTCTTGCTCTTACTTTAACTTGAGCACCTGTTTCAACTTTAGCAATTGCACCAATTTGAATATTCTTTGTACCTATAATCCAACTACCTATATCATTAACTACACCAAATCCTATACCATAATACGGCTTAGTTGAAGCTAATGTTCTGCCTTGCCATACTATACCGTCTTCAGTTGTTGCAGCAAAGTTTGTGTCGTTGCCGTTAAGGTCGCCGCCTACTAATTGATTGTTTGCATCACATATTGCCATGAATACGCCTTCTGCAAATTTAATATCGTTCCAACGCATAACTGTTGAACCATCTTGTGAAGGAACATCTGTACCTTGTGTCCAAACTGATCCGTCGAAGCTATAGTATGTTTCACCTGTTTCTAATAGTGCAAGATATCTATTATTACCATATGCTAAACCTGCAACTTGTAAATTTTCTGTTGCTACAAAGCCACTATCAAATGTCCATGATGTGCCGTCTGTACTGTGTCCTACAGTGCCGTCATTGCCTGCAACAGCAACAAATTTGCCTTTGCCATATGTCATTGCTTGCCATTCTGCTGAAGCACTATCGCCAACAGCATCATTAGGCATATTGCTTGATGTCCAAGTAATACCGTCTGATGACTGAATTACTGTAGTAGAGTTTTCTGCAATAGCAACAAATCGTCCTTCGCCAAATTCTAAATCTACCCATTCCTCATCGAATGGTAATGTAACTGATGTCCAAGCAGTTCCGTTTAAACTGTAAGCAGCTTCGTCGGTTCCTTTTGCAATAGCAACAAATCTATTGTTGCCTGCTCTTACTTTAATCCAGTCAATTGCTCCTTGGTTCGGTAACAATACTTCGTTCCATCCTTGTCCTGTATCACTTTCTAGTACAAAGTTTGGTTTTGCAATTGCAACAAATTTACCACTACGGCCTTTACCTGTGACAACAATAGTTACAATTGAGTTTGAACTATCGTCAGTAACACTAGCAACTTTAATATGACAGTCGTTAGTAATATCTTCGCCACCTAATACACTACCTAAAATATCAATTGAGTCACCAACGGCATAACCTAAGCCGCCATCAGTTACAGTTACTTCGTACACTAGTCCATTCTTAGTAATATCAAACACTGCGTTTGCAGGCGCTAGTCCGTCTTGCTGTTCAACAATACCACTTCCTGGTGTTCCTGGAATATCAGTAAACTCAAATGTTGTATTACTAAATGCAATATCAATAATGTCTCTACCAGACGAAACGTTATAATTGTTTGCTGTAAAGTCAGGCTTAGATGATGTTATTCTGGGTTCGATTTGATATCTTGTATTAGATTCTAGAGTAGCTTCTATTGCTGTTCCTGCTAATACATGATCCCATCCTGGAGTGTTAGGTACGCTTTCTTTGTAAATTGTTGCTGTACTGTTTAGTTCATTGTATGCTTGTATGTAACCATACTGTCCTGTACCAGTACCTGAAATAATATATATTGCTTGTCCTACAAGCTCAGCGGCTGTTGACGTTTCGTTTGGATTTAATGTAATTGATGTTGTATCGCCCTGTGTTGCTTGATTCTGAACGTTAGTATAACCTACGCCGCCTACTGATCCACTGTCTGCAGGATTAACAATTCTTGATTGGAATAGTGATCCATGACGTATATCTTCATGTATTACAGCTGCATTTGCACCTGCGCCAACTATTGTACTAGATGCTGTTGTGTATCCTTCGCCTGCGTTTTCATATTCATATACAAAGATCTCATCACCAAACGCTCCAGCATAAACTCCTGAAACAGTTGCTTCGTTATCTCTATTAAATACTTCTGCAACTAATGGTACTTCGTTAGGATCAATTCCATCTGCAATTGAACCATATGCACCATATGAGTTGTTACCGTTTGTTGCACGAATAACTCCGCCACGTTCTGCTAAGTATCCAACTTGGTTGTAGTATGTAAACACTGACACAAGCTCTGCTCTGCCATTATCTGATATCCATGCACCAATACCGTCACTTAGTACTTGTGTATAATCATTTGCTGTCATAGACTTGTTACCACCATTATGTAATAAACCGTCTACTCGCATACCTGTACACGCAGCTCCAATTGTAGTATTGCCTTGTATGTAAGGTGAACGTTTCATAATCCATGTACGTTCGTCTGCTGGACCCCAGCCCGGATCAAGTGCTGTAAATGCACCCGACGTTGGACGCTGGTATAAGTCAAACACGCCCGGAGGATTAAGAGAACCGTCTAAACCTTCTAGTGTTGTATTACGTACACCAGTTGTATCTCTACATCTAAATAAGTCTAATAAGTTACTACCAGTAATTGCTGCTGCATAACGTTCTCCTGATAATACTGATTTATAAGTACCTTCGTATCGTAAATCATATACTATAGCAGCAATAAAATGTGCAAAGTCTTCAGCTACTCTGTTTGTTCTATATACTTTGTCTGGGTATGTTTGTCTAGCCCATGCATCAACTTGTTGTGATAAAAATGGTCCTACAAGTTCTAATTTTGATGCAGCTTGTCTTCTTTGACTATCAGCTGATATTATATTAGTTGATGTTATTACTGGATCAATAGAGCCACTTCCTGCATTGAATTCGATTTTTTGTTTAATAATATCAGTTAACCCTAATATTATGTTGTTTTCTGAAAGACCTAAAATTGTTGCATCTTTCTTTTGTATTTCGTTGTTGCCAGGCAATGCAGGAACATCTACATTTGATAATAAACTTAACAGTGTACTAGCAAAATAATCCCACATTCCTTCAAGTTGTATTGTTTCATTTTGGTAATCATCGAGTGGAGGATTAGCAACAATGGTTGTTGAACGTAATTCATCGCCCATTACAACAGCGCCTGCTGGAATACTAATAGGCCCTATTTCGACATATCTCCCTGTATTAACTTTAATTTTAATTGGTGTTAGTGCAGGGAATGTTGCTTCAACATATTCAGCAGCAAATCTAACAGATCTAAATGGCTTATCTGGTGATAGTCCATATCCTCTTGTATCCATACCGTGAGTACCTACAAATATTTCGCCTGCTGTACGTAAGTAATCTTTCCAAAATACATTGTCTTCGCCGTCTACTGATAACAGTTGATCTGGTCTGCCAATTGGTACTGATGTTGGTCCTATAGTACTTCCGTCACCAACGTTAGTTCTGCTTAGGTTAAATGTAAGTAAATCACTTTTTGCTGATAAACCTGATACTTGACCTGCTTGTATTAATAAATCCCAATAAAAATATCCACTACCGTTATCGCCTGGGAAGTTGTCATTTGAACCAACATGATATTGATTACATACATATGCATCACCAAAGTGATAAACTACTTCGCCTACAAAGTATCTTCTACCTGTTATCCAAGCTTCTCCCCAAGTTTTACTTGGAATAACTAATTCCCATTTTTCAGTTTGTAAATAGTCTGATGTACTTCCGTCTTCTTCACTAGCACCAATAGACACTCTAGCCATATATAGCTCGCCACCGCGTAATACCATATCACCTGGATTGTATTCTGCGCCTTCTGTCCAATCACCTACAAAATTGTATCCGTATTGTAATTCTACCCAACTCTTTGTACTATCCTGCGATTGCGCTGGTTGTTCGTCTCTATTGTACTTAGAAGCAAAGTATAAGTAACCGCCATAACGCACAACGTCACCTGGTTGATATTCTGCTGTATCAGACCATTCTGACTCGTATTGAAAGCCTGGAAGTTCTATATTAAATTTTGTAGTATCTAACTGATCTGCTAATTTACCATTTTCATCTAAAAGCCCTACAGCTGCAGATTGGTGTGTTTCTGTACATTTCCAAATACTACCACCGTATAATACTAAATCATTTTTTCTATATAATGTTTCTCTTGCCCATGCACCTGCATACTCAATGCCGCTATGGAAAACTTCCCATGCAATATCTGCCGATGTATCAATTGTAAATGCTGCGCCCATTGGTGCATGATATCTGCAAAAGTAATACACTGGCGTAGGTGCTGTGTAAGGCACACTAAAATGTACTTGTCGTGTTGTAGCAATTGCAAAGTTCGAAACATATAATGATTGTGTAACTTCGTTACCGTTTAGGTAATATTTTACACCTTCATTGTAAACTACGCCACTATTATGTAAACCGTTTTCGGTTAAACTTAATAAAAATGGATGTGGATTTTGAATAGGATTGTTACTAGCATCTACACCGCCGCCGAAAAATAAGTTTGTATCGTCTCCGTCTTCTGGAGGACTTTGATCAAACACATATGTTTTACCTTTAGCAAGGGTAAGCTCTGCTTGTGGTATTCCGTTAAGTGCGTATACGTTTTCTGTATCTTCTGCGTTTCTTACAACAGTAACATTAACATTTGTTGGTGTTGTTACTAAGTTATCTTCTAAGAATAAACCTGATACATGCGGCTCAATACACTTATAAACTATACCGTTATATTTTACTAATGCACCAGGACCGTAATCAGTTGCTGTTGCCCATTCAGTTGTATATTTTATATGTGATACTAGTAATGCCCAATCATCTTTGTTTGTAACAAAATTTGTAGAATCATGTTCGTTAACACAAACCCAAAGCGAGCCATCTTTTTCAACAATATCACTAATTGCATATGTTGTTGCTGTAGCCCATTGACCTTTATAAGATCTACCATCTGTCATTAAGCGCCATCTTGGTGCCGCTTGTGGTGGATTACTTCCTTCTAATACTGCAAGTAAGTCAGTTTTGAATTTAGCATCAGCTGTATGTCCTTCTAAACATACATATGATTTACCGCCAACTCTTACAATGTCATCACGCTTATATACGGTGCCTGCGATCCATTCACCTTTCCATGTATATTTGAAGCGTTCTAGTTTAAATTCTGCCATTTATTTTTCCTCTAGTATCCTGGTCCTGGTCCACCGGTTTGTCCAGGAATTAATACCTGATTATCATTTCCATCACCGTATGCTGGAGACGAAATATTATTTTCAAAAGTTACTTTTTCACTTACAGCCTGTACAAAATGTCCTGTGCCATCTTCGATATAATATGTTAAACTTCTGCCGTCCCAACGTAGTTGTGGATAGCGTAAATTTGGATAAACAATATCTTTACTTTCATTAATGCCGTCTAAGTAATCAATGCCTTCTTCAAAGTCTAAGAAGTTTTCTTCTGATATACCTAAATCGTTAATTGTAATACTATTTGTATCTCCGCCTGCAAGTTGGTCAACTCTAACTAAAAACAGTTCGCCATCGTCATTTCTACGTAAACCGTAAAAATATCTTTTGATAAATCCGTTTGCTACGTCTGTTGGATTGCTTCCTATATAATGACTCATTACACTATCTCCACAAAACTTGCTATTGCATCAACAGCATCGTCTACACTAGAAACTACTTGTACGCAGTTATCAGGTGCAACAATTAATTTTTCGCCTGTTGCTACTACCCGCAAACTTGTGTTTGCTGGTAATAAAGAGTCTTTTATATAATAACCCGATATACTTGTATCGTCTTTGATTAACACACTTACATAAACAAAACTGTCTGTAAGATTTGTTAAACTTAATCCTATTACTGTTACACGAGTTGATGAATTGGTTTCAATGATGTCGATAGGTTTAGTACCTACATCTTTTATAACCTTATTTTTAAATATCGTTGCCATTTATTATCCTAAGTATAAAACTGTTTCAATTGCTAAATCTGCTGCGTCGGCAGGATTAATACCTGAACCCGCACCAGCTGAAGATGCCCAGTTTATGCCATCAAATACTTCAACTCTGTCGTCTTCAGTGTTAAACCTGGTCATGCCTACTTCTCTGTAAGCCACCGCAGGTCTTTCTGCACTAGTACCACTTGGTATAACAAGTCCGCCTGTTCCAGCAAACTTGACATAACCGTTATTTGTATTTTCAAATTGAGTTATACTATTCGATACTGTATTTATTATCCTGTTGCCATCGAAGGCAAAATTCTCTATTACAACTCTACCAGTTCCAGCCGCACTTAATATTAAATCTTGATCTGTTGTAATTGTACTAATTGTATTTTGCTCAATTTGTACATCATCAACAGCAAATCTATCTGCATAAAATCTATTTGAATCAATATTAGCTCTTACAGTATCTTGTGTATAGAATCTAATAATATTATCATTTTGGCCTTCAACTAGTTCTGCTGTAACTTTTGTATCGCCGTCTAAATCTTCAACACCTTGTAGTATAATCCAATTAGTTCCGTTATACCCTTCAAATCTATTTAAATCTTGGTTATATCTAATTTGGCCAAGTGTAACGCTTGCTGGTCTTTGTAAAGTTGTACCAACTGGAATATTAATTGCGCCAGTACCAGTAAAATTTGTATAACCAGTATCAGGACTTATAGTTAAAGTACTACTTGTTGATAGTGTGCTTCCATTAATATCAAAGTCATCAATAAGGACAGCGCCTGTTCCTGCTGTGCGTAACTCTAAGTTACTATTACTTAATGTAGTTGTAATAAAGTTATCGTCGATACATATATCACCAGTTGAAAACTTTTGTGCTTCAATTGTTCCTGATGCTGTTAAATTGCCAATAGTTAGTGTGCCGCCAACTACAAAGTCATTTGTAACTTGTAAATCGTTGTTTGGAAATAGTATATCTCCAGTACCTGATGTTTTAATTTCTAAATTTGCATTTGATTGTGTGCCACTAATAGTATTACCTGATATTGCTATGCCTTCAAAATCAGCATCCCCAGTAACAGTTAAGTTACCAGTAACATCAGTTGTACCTGTTTGTGTAAAGTTTCCTGTTTGTACAGTATTGCCTACATGTGTAAGCGTTCCGTTTATGCCTACAGTACTGTTTAAAGTAGTCGTTCCGCTTACTGTAAGGTCTTGTGTTGCTTGTAAATTGTCTTGTACTACTACTTTACCAGTTCCATTAGCACGTAGCTCTAAGTCGCTGTTAGACGTTGTAGTTGTAATAAAGTTATCGTCAATTAATACATCGCCAGTAGTAAAGTTATTTGCTTCAATAGTGCCTGTGCTTTGAATATCACCAACAGTAAGTTGTCCGCTAACAGTTAAGTCGCCAGTTACGCTTACATCACTATTTGGTATTAAAATATCTTGACCAGATTGTGTTCTAATTTCTAAATCACTGTTACTTTCAGTTGTTTGGATAACATTGCCAGCTATTTGTATATCTTCAAATTGTGCTGTACCGTTAATAAATGTGCCACCTGTAATAGAATGGTTACCATTAACTGTAAAGTCTCCGTTTACATCTACATCGCTAGAGGCTGTAACTACTCCGTTAATTGTAGTTGCTGCAAGAGTTGTTATACCGTCAACATTTAAGGTATTATCTATTGTAACATCATTATTTGGTATTAAAACATCTCCAGTGCCATTAGCACGAAGTTCTAAATTACTGTTACTTAAAGTTGTAGTAATAAAGTTATCATCTACTAGTAAGTCACCAGTTGAATAACTATTTGCTACAATTGTTCCTGTACTTGTAATATTGTTAACAGTAAATGTTCCGTTAACATCAAGATCGTTTGTAATTTCTACGTTGTCATTTGGAACAATAACTTTACCAGTGCCAGCTGCACGTAGTTCTAAATCTGCATTTGAAGTAGTAGTTGTAATAAAGTTATCGTCAATTAATATTTCTTCAAGTTGTAATTTTTGATTAACAATAATACTATCAAGTGTTGATGTGCCAAGTACTTGTATATTACCAGTGTGTGTTACATTGCCAGTTACTTGTAGTGTTCCATTGATAGTTGTGTCAGCAAGTGTTGACAAACCTATAACATCTATGTTATTATTAAATGTTACATCATTGCTAGGTACAATTATTTCGCCTGTACCGTTTGCACGTAATTCTAAATTGCTATTACTTTGTGTTGTGGTAATAAAATTATCATCAATTAATATATCACCAGTAGTAAATCTATTTGCTGTAATTGTACCTGTACTTGTAATATCATTAACAGTTAGTGTGCCGCCTACAGTTACATCATTAGTAATCTCTACATCATTATTTGGTACAAGAACTTTGCCAGTTCCTACAGCACGTAATTCTAAATCAGTGTTTGAAGTAGTTGTTGTGATAAAATTATCATCAATTAATATTTCTTCAAACTGTGCTTGGCCCGACACATCTAAGTTTTGTGTAATATTAACATCACCAGTAATATTACTGTCACCAGTTTGATTAAAATCACCTGTTAGTGTAAATGTTCCGTTTACTACAGTATCTTGCAAATCAGTGTCGCCACTTACTGTAAGGTCATTATTAATCTGTACGTTGTTATTAGGAACAAGTATTTCTCCTGTTCCGTTTGCACGTAGTTCTAATGGACTGTTACTGTCAGTGGTTGTTATAAAATTGTCTTCAATTAAAATATTGCCGTTGCTTATTTCGCCTGCAATATTAAAATTGCCTGTTTGTGTAACATTTCCAACATGCGTAATGCTACCGTTAACAGTTGTATCTTTTAAATTAGTTGTGCCGTTGACTGTTAAGTTTTGTTCTATAACAACATCACTGCCATTAATTTTAACATCACCGGAGCCAGCCGCATCAATATTAAGATCTGTATTTGGTGTTAATACAGTAATATTATTGTTATTAATATCAATTGTGCTATTTGTAAAGTTTGTCGCATCAATTGTAGTTCCAATTAATGTGTTTGCTTCTATAGCGTTAGCAAATAAATTATTGCTAATTCTAAAATTATCATTTGGTATTAATATTTCGCCTGTGCCATTAGTACGAAGTTCTAAATCTGTATTACTTGAAGTAGTTGTAATAAAGTTATCGTTAATTAATATTTCTTCAAATTGTGCTTGTCCAGTAACAGTAAGATCAGCACCTACGTTAACATCACCAATAACTGTTTGGTCACCTGTTTGTACAATGTTACCTGTAATAGTTAGGTCGCCTTGGATGTCTACATCTTGTAAAACACTGTCGCCGCCTACTGAAAGCTCACCTGATATTTCTACGTCTGCACTAGGAACTAAAACTCTACCTGTTCCACTAGCACGTAATTCTAAATCTGCATTTGAAACTGTAGTTTCTATAAAGTTGTTTGTAATTCTAATGTCGCCCATGTCAGCGCCATTTGCATACAACCACTTCCACATTTTATTATCAGCACCTAAGTTGTATGCTGTATCAATGTTTGGTATTAGATCACTGTCAATGCCTGCTATAATTTGTATTGTATCACTTGCTTCGTCACCTATTGTAATGTTTCCGCCGATTGTAACATTACCAGTTACATCTAAACTACCTGCAACATTTACGTCACTGTTTAAGTTTAATGTTTGTGTAAGTGGATTAATATTAATATTACCAGCTAAACTTTCAATAGTATTTCCGCTAATACGCAAGTTACCAGTGTCAATTCTATCACCGCTTACAAACGTTGAGTTGCCGCCACTTGTAAATGTAACTCCTTGTGTTAAGTCTACATTAAGTGCATTTGCAACAAAGTTTACAGTACCGTCATCTTGGTTTACGTAAAATAGATCACCTACTCTAAAATCACCTTTGTGGTCAACTGTGTTAAATCTTATCTTAGCATCATTTAATTCTATTACTTCGTTGTCTTGTAATACAGTACCTGCATCATTAGTAACTTCTTTACCATTACCAATGTACGCTAAGTTTTGTCCGATAGCGTAAACTATAACACCTGGGCCGTCACCATATAAACCGTAGTTGCCATAAACACTAGCACTACCAATCATACGTATTTCAGCACCAAAGTCTCTTACATCATGATTTAAAATTGTTGTTGCTGTTACGCCTGCACCATTTGAAATACTTTGTGGCGTTGTATCAAAATCTATAAATTGTATATTTTTGCCATCAATTACAATAATGTCGTTGTCAACACTTTCTGCTGTAACAACAATAGTTGTCGAAGTATCTGTTGATGTAAATGTAATTGTGTCGCCTGCGCCGAACGACCCTCCAGCTATGCCGCCAAGTCTAACTTTAGTTTTACCATCGTTATACTTTCCTGCTGTTCCGTCTAATGCGTACAAGCCTTTGTTAGCAAAGTATGTAAATGAGTTTAGCCATTCTATTCTAACACCATTTGTTGCTATTAATGTATCAACGCCTGGTGTAATAAATGTTACAGCATGAAATAAGCAACTTGCTTCTTTTGAACTTGCGTTAACAACACTGCCATCTAAGTATGCACCTGCACCTGCATCGCCTTGATTAAAGCCTCTTGGATCTTCTGCTGTTAATACACTACCTTTTGTAATAACCGTTACGTTTCTTATGTATGGACTTCTGCTTGAAACAAGCATATTGTTTGCATATTTAAATGCATAGCCTGGGCTATAAAAATCTTTTATTGTTACATCTTCAACAGTTGTTTCACCGTTAAGTAAAAATGCATCATTTGTATTTGTACCGGATGTAGGTGTAATTGTAACACTTCTTAATGAGTGGCCTTTTACTGTTACTCCTACCGGAATTGTAAGTGGAAATATCTCTTCGTAAGCACCTGGGTAAATGTAAATTGTGTCGCCAGTTGATGCAGCTGTTATTGCTTGCCCAATAGTAAGGAATGGATCTTGTGGATGTGTTCCTGTTCTAGCATCGTCGCCATTTTTAGCAACATAAAAAATGTTGCCTTGACGCAATGTCATGTCTATACCATCTAGTACTAAACTGTCTGCGTTTACAGTGTCTGCGTTTACAGTGTTTGCCCAAACTTGATCCCAACGCTTAGTTGAGTTACCTAATCTATATGTATCAGTAACATCAGGTATAATATCACTTGCTACTTCTGCGTTGAATGTAACATTGTCAGTATCTGCATCACCAAGTGTAATATTACCGTCTGCACTAATATTACCGGTTGCATGGATATCACCATTAACTTCTAAGTTTGAAAATACTTCAACTTGTCCAGTTCCATTTGGTCTTAATTCTAAGTTTGCATTTGAGTCGTTGGTGTTGATAACATTATCAAAAATTGATATGCTTTGAATGTCTAACTGTCTTTGATATACAACACTATCTGATCCTGTAGTAAGAAGATTAAGTGTATTAGCACTTTGTATTGTGTTACCAGAAATAGTAATATCTGCAATTTCTGCAATATTATCTACTATTAAGTTTGTTGTGCGTGTTGTACCGTTTACGTGTAAATCGTGTGAAGGAGCATTGGTGTTAATCCCAATACGCTGATTGTTGACATCTAAATATAATAAGTCAGTCTCAAAAGCTAAATCTATTCCATTACGAATTAGATTCGACTTCAAGAGCGGACCCGATATGCGACCTACAGCCATATTCTCTCCTTTGCACGGGGATCCTGTCCCTCTAGCCTAAATTTTCAGCTTTCGCTCTTTGCTGGCTAACCACAGTTTGACCCTGCAAGTATGGTCGTACTTTGCATTAATAGTATTTATCAATTAAAGAGAAAAGGGTTGACTTACCCTAGTATAAGAGTCCATTCATCAATAGCTTCACCGATAACTAGTGCGTCTGCTTGACTGTTATCACCTGCAACAGATACCCATTCAGTACCATTATAAACTTCAGAGCCGCCATTATCACCGGCGGTAGTATTGTAGCGCAATTCGCCAACTACAGGTGTTAATCCTCTATTTGTATCATCACCAACTGGAACTACAAACCCGTTTACAAGAGTATTGATCTTAATATAACCGTCATCAGTAGATTCTAGTGTTAACGGACCGTCGTTTGCTAAGTTTTGTATCTTGTTATCGTTTAATCTAGTATGATCAAAGAATTGTACAGTACCCGCGCCATTTGGTGTTAATTGTAATGATGTATTAACAGGTGCTGTTATAGTATTGTTTTCAATAATTAAACTTGCTGTTTGTAATGACGTATTAATAGTTACACCGTCATATGCAACACTACCTACTTTTGTATCTGATATTGTAAATTCTATTTCGTTGTTATTAGTTTGTACATTAGTTCGAGCATCTTCACTAAACACACCACCAAAATATTGATTTGCTTGACTAAATCCTTCAAATAAGTTAGACTCAGTATTAAATCTTAAATCACCCGGATTACCGTTAGGCTCTAATGATGTTCCTGCATCATAAAATACATCACTTGGGCCAAACACAGTTGTTGCATTTCCGCCTGATACTGTAGATAGATGCGGATCATTAACTCCGTTACCACCGTCTAGTACAAACGTTCCGCCTGTTGCTACAATACGTTGTGAGTTATCACCTTGTGGAAGTGATATAGAGCGCACATTATCAAAAATAACATTTTCAGATGCTATTATAATATCATCATTGGACGTTAACGTAGAGGCATCAAATTCTAAATCTTCAATAAACACAGTGCCAGTGCCTGATGTACGCAACTCTAAATTACTATTACTGTTTGTAGTTGTAATTACATTTTGGAATATTTCTATATCATCCGTTGTTACAAATTTATTTGCTGTAACAACATTGTTAATAATAAACCCATCACTCAATGCTCTAGTTGCAGAAACGTTATTAGCACCGCCTTGTTCGATAACTACATTGCCTGTTCCTGATGCTGTAAATGTTAAATCACCAGCATTATTATTTGTTAATGTACTGTCTTCAAACGTAAAGTTTCCTAAATCGGTTTGTCTATCTACAGTTAAGTTTGTTACCGAAACATTGCCTGTAATATCTCTGTCGCCGCTTTGATTAACATTAGAGTTAATATTAAGTGTTGCATTAATATTAGTATCTTGTAAACTATTTGCACCATCAACTACTACGTTGCTTGTTACATCAAAATTATTATCAATTTCTACATCACCGGCAGCACGTAATTCTAAATTACTATTACTATTTGTTGTTGTTATAACATTGTCAAATATTTCAATATCAGTTGAACTGACCATGTTTTCTAGTGCAACACTATCTAATATTCGTAAACTACCAAACGATGCAGCATTTGCTGACATATCTTGACTTACTATTGTATCTGTTAAAGATACAACTCCAGTTCCGCTTGCATTTAATGTAAGGTCGCTTGCATTTGAATCCAACATAATTTGATTATTAGTAATATAAAAGTTTGCAATTCGATCATATTCTAAAGGACCTGTTGTGTGTGCTGATGTAAATGTACCATTAATTGTAGCACCGGAAGTAGTTTGTAAATCACCAGTCATTGTTACATTATTATTCACTGTAACTGGATCGCTGATATTTACAACATTATTAATTGTTGTTAGATCATTAACAGTTAAATTGTTTGTAATATCTAAATCATTTTGTACATCAATTATACCTGTACCATTTGCACGTAATTCTAAATTACTATTGCTTAATGTAGTTGTTACAACATTATTAAAAAATTCAACATCGTCACTATCTAATAGTGCTGCTTCAAAATCTTGGTCTGCAATAATATTAAATGCTGTAAGATTATCTGCGCTTACATCATTTTCAAAAACAACATCTTCTTGAAAAACAACTTTACCTGTACCATTTGCACGTAGTTCTAAATCACTATTACTGTTAACACTTTTAATAACGTTGCCATCAATAGTAATACCTTCAAATTCTTGTTTGCTTTCAGTAAGAACTAGTTCGTCTGTAGTAAGTGTACCTGTAACAGTATAATCATTATTAAATGTTGTATTGCCATTAATATTCGTAATGCCTGTAATTTCAACATCATCTAAAGTGCTTAGTGTGTTAACATTAAGTGCGTTAGTAATAGTTGTATTATCAGTGAACACAATATTTCCATTACCGTCTGCACGTAAATCTAAATCAGCATTTGATATTCTTGTGCTAATAAAATTATCATCTATTTCTATAATGCTAGGTGGTATAATTAATTCATTTAACACTAAGTCTTGTGCAATATTAACATTTACAACTTGTGCATTTGCTACACTTAAATCATTTGTAATTTCTACATTGTTGTTTGGTATTAATACTTCGCCTGTGCCTACAGCACGAAGTTCTAAATCTGCATTACTTGACGTAGTAGTAATAAAATTATCATCAATTAATATTTCTTCAAACTGTGCTTGTTGTGTAACGTCAATATTTTGTGTAACTGTTAAGTTGCCTGTAAACCCTCTATCGCCGTCAACGTATGAAAATCCTGGTGCAAATGTTCCTGTAACAGTAAAGTTACTAAATGTACTTGTTCCGTTTGCATCTAAATTATTGTTTACAGTTACACTATCAGGTATGTAAATTTCTCCAGTGCCATTAGCACGAAGTTCTAAATCACTGTTTGATTCTGTTGCTGTAATAAAGTTATCTTCAATTAAAATATTACCGTTGCTTATTTCACCTGCAATATTATAATTACCAGTGTGTGTTCTGTTACCAGTATGTTGTAGATTGCCTATAACATTTAAATCAGCAAAGTTAGTATTACTTTCTACTGTAAGATTTTCTTCAATTAAAACATCACTGTTATTAACTTTTACATCACCTGATGCACTAACATTAAGATCTTGATTAGTATTATTAACTTGTATACTATTACTGTTTATTGTAATATCATCTGTTGTTAACGTAGTAAATGTTGTTTGTCCTGAAACGGTTACAGGACCAGTTGTAGTTGTACTTTCATTAAATAGTGTATTATTAATTCTTACAAATTCTTCCGTTGTAACTTCACCTGTTCCTGCAGCACGTAATTCTAAATCACTATTACTTACTGTAGTAGAAATAAAGTTATCGTCAATTACTATATTTTCAAATTGAGTGCGACCTAGTTGACCTAGGTTACCTTGTATATCAAAGTTTCTAATAGTAAAGTCTGTTGCTGTAATATCAGCATCAACATCAATAGTAGCAACTTGTAAGTTTTGGAATGTAGACGTACCGCCAACAGTAATATCATTGCCAATTCCTACATCGTCGGTAATGTTTACTTTGCCAGTTCCATTAGGTCTTAATTCTAAGTCAGCATTACTATCAGTTGTAGTAATAAAATTTGTTTCAATTGTTATACCATTTAAATCTGCATCATTTACATATGCAAAATTCCAACGCTTATCTTCCTTACCTAATGTAAAAGTATCGTGTTGATTAGGTTCTAAGTCTTGACTAAATTCTGTATTAAATGTAACTGTATCAGTTGGCTGGTCGCCTGCTAAAGATAATGTACCATCAAAACTAAAGTTATCTGTAATGTCTAAGTTTCCAGTAAGACTAGTATCACCATTTAAATTAATAAATGTAGATACAGGACTATCAATAGTCATGCCACCGCTTAGGCTTTCTATTGTATTGCCGCTTAATCTGATATTTTGATTTTGTACTTTTGTACCGTCGATAATTGCAATGTTGCCGTTTGTAGTTACGTTCAGTCCGGCTAATGCATCAACTGTTGATTCGTCAATAGTTAGTGTACTATTACCTGTGTCTAGATCAACAAAAAACTGTTCACCGACTCTAAAGTTTCCTAAGTGGTCTGTTGAACTAAAGTATATTGTACCTGAATTTAATTCTTCAGTTTCGTTTACTTGTATTGCTCTACTTGGATCATTGTCAACAAATTTTCCTGCACCTATGTATCCAAAGTTGTGTTGAATAAGATACATTAATGTGTCTGCGCCATCTGCTACAGCACCTTTGTTTCCATATACGTTTGCTGATCCTATTGATCTTAATTCAGCACCATAAAGTACTGTCGACCCGTCTGTACTTAAATGTCCTGTGGTGCCGTTGACAGCATACAATCCCCTATTAGCAAAGTATGTAAATGAATTTAACCATTCGACTCTTACACCATTAGTCATTGTAAGTGCATCAACACCTGGTGTAATAAATGTTACAGCGTGGAATAACATACTTGCATCATTGCTTGTGCTTAGTACACTTGCACCGTCAACTAATGCACCTTTACCTGCATCAGCACTTGCAAATCCTCTTGGATCGCTTGCACTTGTAGTTGTACCTTGTGTGCTTACTGTAATATTTTGTATGTAAGGACTACGTGATGTAACAGTTGCGTTAGGTGCAAATCTAAATGCATACCCTACATCAGTGCCACTATTATAAAAGAAATCTTTAATTGTAAAATTTTGGACAGTTGTTTCACCATTAAGATGAAATATGTCTGTAGTACTTGCACTGCTTGGTGGAGAAATTATTGTATTTCTCACATCGTGGCCTATAACAGTTACTCCTGCAGGAACAACTATAGGACAACTTTCTTCGTACTCTCCTGGAAGAACATATATAGTATCTCCTGAAGTTGCTTGTGTTACAGCATAATCTATTGTTTCAAAAGGTGCTTGTATGTTTGTACCACTGCTGTCATTATCACCATTCTTAGCAACGTAAATAGTTTTTCCAGGCGATAGTGTAAGATCAACGCCGCCTAGTGCAAAGTCTGTAGCATTAATTCTTGAAATGTTTGTTAGTCTATTATTTGCTTCTAACCAACGTTTGTCTGCTTTACCTAAATCGTATATTGATTGTGGTATTGTTGTATTAGGATCTATATCACTTGTAATATCAGTTTCAAATGTTATAGTGTCTTGTGCAACTGAATCACCAAATGTAATATTACCTTCAAGTGTAATATTACCATCTGCGTGTATATCTCCGTTAACTTCTAAGTTATTATATACTTCAACTCGCCCTGTTCCGTTAGGTCTTAGTTCTAAGTTCGAATTACTATTTGTAGTTGAAATATAATTATCATCAATAAACACATCGCCTGTTTGTATATTACTTGCTGTAATTTTATAACGTGAATCAAGAAACAAATTGCCAGGAAACGGCTGTATAGTTGTGTCTTGAATATTAATGTTTGCAATGTCTGCTTGTGTATCAGTTATTAAAGATACTGTCCTTGTAGTATCTAAAATCTGTAAATCATTACTAGGAGAAGAGTTATTAATACCAATCTTGCCGGCACTAACATCAAGATAAATTAAGTCTGTTTCGAACGCAAGGTCAACGCCATTTCTTTCCAGATTGGCAAATAATAATGGACCTGATATTCTACCTACTTGTGACATATTACTGTTCTCCTACAGTAGTATTTATAGGATTTACTTATCGAAGTTATGTAGGACTGTTACTGGTTTGCCCAAGTCTACTGGGGAAGTAAATTTAAGATACCAACCATCGGCATATGGTGTGCCGGGGCCGGTTAAGTTACCGCTTACACTTTGTTCTAGTGTATAGTTTGTAGTTGATATTTGAAATACGTTTTCAACAAATACTAAAACATTCTCTGCGGCTACTGGAACAGGAAATTCAGGATCTCCGCTTGCTAATGGACCAAATACAGTTTCAGTTGCATCGCCATTGCCTAAACCTTGTTGTGTAATTCCAACAAGCACAGGTGTTGCTCCTCTAACGCCTGCCCATACACCAGCTTCGTATACTTCAAATCTATCATCTGTTGTATTATATCTAAAGTGTCCATTTTCAGGATTAGCAGGGCGTTCAGCTGTTGTACCTTTAGGCACACGTATACTGTTAGTAGATTCCATATACACTTGATCATCTACATCAAACTGTACACCTCTACCATAGATAGTTCTTCTATTTGTATTTTGTGCCTTGAGTAATCTCATTATGTAATATCCAAATAACTCACTGTACAAGCTAATCTGCCTGTACCACTTGCTGAAGGTCCACCGTTAACTTGTACACTGTCGCCTGCATCTATCACAACTTTTTCTGTGTCTAATGTGAATGTTTCTCCTGCAGGTAGAGATAATCTTCTAACTACTGAAGTAACTGTATCACTGTATGATCCGTTTGCCGGGACAAAATGTAAATCAAATTCACAAGTTTCATTTTCTGGATTTGCTGCACTTGGATCGTATGTGTTACAAATTAAAATATTTGTAATAGCATATGACTTATTTGCAGGCACAGTTAACATAATGTGTCTGTAGTCGCCGCCGCCTTGATCAGTTATTGCTTCATTTACTATTGCCATATTGTTTCCTTAAAAAAGCATACTAAAAATTAATGCTCTATTTTTACTTATTATTTCATCACGTTGACTTTCTGCATTAACGAAATACATTCCTGTTCCTGCAGCTTGTGACGGCTTAGCATAAAATAGTATTCCGTCTGATGGTTCTACTGGATCTGTTACACCGTCAACGCCTTCATGCGGTGTATATCCTAGTCTTAAATTATCATCAACAACAACATGTCCTGTTCCTGTTGCACTTAAAATTAAGTCTTCTTGACTTGTGCCAAGTGTTTTTATTTCAGTACCGTATAGAGTTTGTTCAATCCTAATACCGTATTGATCTGAATAATTTGGACGTACATCTTGTATAAGAGTGCCGTCTATTTCTGTTTCAATTCTACTTGGTCCTGATACTGAATTATCGTATACATGTACTTTAGTGTCGCCTACTTGTATTCTGTTTGGAACAACAGTTCCAAAGAAGTTTGATACCGTGTCGTCAACATATTTCTTATTTGGAATGTGATCGTCATCTAGTACTCTAGCTTCATAACTAGCTGTACCTTTTACAGTTAACATACCAGGGTTAGGTGTTACGTTACCTGATAAATTGTATTGCCCCATTAGGTTTAAATCAACACCCGGTGTTACAATACTTACTGTTTCGATACCGCCTACTCTTCCACTCGGAGATCTTACACTCCATGCGCCTAAGTCTGTAGTACCACTGTTCTGTGTATCTGTCCAATTTATACTTTCGACAAACAGCCATTGGCTGTCTTCAATTGTTCCTCTATCAACACGAATACCGGAAGAGCCATCTCTAGTGATGCCATTTCCGGTTTCGCCTTTGTTTAGTTCAATTATGTTGTCTTCAATTGTACTGTTGACAGTATCTAGAGTAGTTTGCGTGCCTTCAACAGTTAAGTTGCCAGTAATGTAAACATCACCAACTTCTGTTCCTGTGTCTAGTGTAATTCTACCACCGCTCTTAACAACTACTCTGTAATTGCCGTCTGCTACTCTAAGATACTTGTCCATAAGTTATTCCTTATGCGTCTTCAGTAAAGTCTGAATCGTCAGTTCCGATTAATGTATCATCGGCACCAGCTTCTTCAACTTCAACAGCGTAATCGCCATCACTAGTTGTAAAGTTCCACGAAATAGATGTTCCATCTAATGCGTTTGCACCTGTTGCACTTGGTTGTGCTAGTGTTACTTTACGTCCTGCAATTTTGCTTACTCCATAAGTTTCACCGTCATCACCTTTTACACTAATGGACATTTCTGTGCCAGTTAGCGTAGCTGGTAGTTTACCAGTTGTTAATACACGATCGTAAGTTGTTGCTGGTGTACCGATAGCCGCTACACGAAACTTTTTAGATCCTAATTGCTTTACGATATAGCCTTCAACAACGGCTGCACCGTTATAAAAGTCTACTTTGATTTCATTACCATCTGCTGTAGCTGGTCCAAAAAATCTTTTATTAAGTGGTCTTCCCATTTTTTTTCTCCTATAAAAAGTAGTCCTATGCCCGTTCTATGAGCTACGCTGTGGGTACAGCATAAGTCCGCCTTGCGGCACACTATTTGACAATAGTATTTATCAATCTAAAACAGTAAAGGACTTTAAGTCAAAAAAATAGGACCCGAAGGTCCTATTTCTCAGTTTTAATAAAACTTAGCTAAAGCTAACGTTACCATTAGTAATTGCAACTTTACCTAAGTAATCTGCTGCATTACCAAGTGACGAAGCTGTGTTAGACAGTTCAACATAACCGTAACGTGTCATAAATGACACAGTTGGTTCAAATGTTGACGGATCTAATACAACACCACTACTCATTAATGGAATGTATGGGCAATAGAATGCAGGTGCGTCTGATTCAGATGCTCCTTTATAACCAACAAGTACATCAGCGTTATCAGCTGAGTAAGTGTTAACGTACACTTTCATTGCATTGTTCAAAGTACCAACCATCTTAGTGTTAGTTGGAGCTTCAAAAGTACCTTCAGTTGTTCTTGCGAACGCAGAAGTTGTTGCACTTTGTAGAATTGTTAGTGCAAAAGGACTAACAACAGCGTAGTTACCTGCGCCTCTACGTGTACGCTGTGCAATCAAGTTAGCAACACGGTTGATTTGAACAGCTAATGCAGCATGCTCGTCACCAACAAATGTAGCTGTACCTGATACAGCAGCTTGGTCATATGTTTCAGCGGCATTACCAGCTAGGCTGTTAAGGCTTGCTAAAACTTCTTGATCAATCTCAGCGGTAATTTCTTGTGCTAAAGCAGCCATAATTTCTGCTTCAACGTCAATACCGTGCATTGATTGTGCATCCTGTGCAGCTTCAAAAGTCCATCTAGCTGATAGCTTTCTTGACTTTGCTTCTACAGTTTGCTTTAAGATTTGAATGCTTAACTTACGTCCAGCTTGGCCTTCTAAAGCTGCTGTTTGAGCTGCTTTATCGTCCGCTGCGCCTGAATAGCCTTCAGCAATCTTAAATGGGCTTAATGCCTCTTCACCAGCTGTTGTGTCTGTTCCGTTTGTGCTATCAAAAGCATCTGCGTAACGTACACGTAACGTGTGAATCTGACCGACTGGGCCAGTCATTGGTTGTACACCAACTAATTCGTTGGCAATAACAGTTGGCATAACACGTCTGATAACAGGTAGGATAACACGGTTAAGTGTTGCTACGTTACCAGCTGAAGTTGCACCTGCTGTTGCACTCTCAGACAAATATCTGCGAGTGTTTTCTAGTGTGGCAGCCATCACACTTTTCTTGTTACCGTCTAGGCCTTCAAGAAGAGCGTCTTTGGTTTCTGTCCAGCGACTTTCTAATAGTTCTGACATCATTTTCTCCTTAATTTAATCCAGCTAGACGGCGTATATCTAATACATTTGATTCGTCTGCTTTGACATGTGTCGTTGTTTTTTCTCTGTTGCCTGTTATTTCTTTCGCCTCTGATAATACTTTTGCCTTACGCTTTGCTGGAGTATGGCCATCTATTACAGACGGTAGGTACTTATCAAAAGATCTTTGTAATCTATCAGTTTGTACACTTTCCAGTAAGTCAGTCATAATGTCGCGTTGATCATTGCCTAATGGTGCAATCAATTCGTTTATGGTTCTTTCGCGTCTTGCTGCTTCAACTATTTGCTTGTTCTCAGTTGCCTGAGCTTCTGCTAAGTTTTTAGCTTTTGCAGCAAATGCTTTTGCTTCTGCTAGTTGTTTGTTTTTCAACTCAACAACTTTCAATAGCTGGGCACTTTCGCTTTTTTCATTTAGGTAGCTACCTGAATATTCATTACTGAATGCTTCAAATATTTTGCGACCAAAATCGTTTCTTCGTGCTTCTTCAATATCTTCTTTAAGTTGTGTAATTTCCCCTTTAAGGACCTTATCAACAGTTTCAGATACAGCGGTTGCACTTCTTTCAACAAAGTTAGTTTTAACTTTCTTGAAGTGTTCTTTAGCTTCACGTACTAAACGTACTTTCGTTTCTGCTAAATCTTTTTTGTCTTCGTAGAACTCTGCAATTTCTTTAGAAAGAGCTTCTATTACAAATTCCTCAAGCTGTGCATACTTAGATGCCATTGCCTTCTTGTCTTCGTGTAATTCACCAACTTCTTTACCAAGAGTTTCCATTACAAATTTTTGCATTAGGTCTGCGTTTTCACGCATTGCTATTGCATATTTTGCTTTTGCCTCAGCAAGTTGTTTACGATCATCTGAAAATTCAGCAATTTCTTCTGCTAATTTTTCTGACAACATACTATCAATAGCTTCCACCATCGTAGATTTGTCATGCTCGTATTTCTTTGCGAATTCTTCACGAAGTTCAGCGGTAGCAAGTTGGCGATTCTCAGTGATCTTCGCGTCCCATGCTTCTTGTATTTCTGCTTGTACTTCTTCTGAAAGTGCGCTGCTCTCGAAGAGTGATTTTAATGCTTCCAACATATTATTCTCCTCAGTTATCGGAGCCCGCTTATTATTCCTAATAAGCTCTCTTTTAAATATTTTTGTGCCTTGGTGTCTTCTTTAGTTGCCTGTGCTAGTTCAAATGCCTGGTACCCTCCGCGGGTGTTCATCAAGTGTTCGTAAATTGGCGTTGGGTACGCACCTGGTGCACTTGGTTGTGCAACAACGTCCACTGTAATAATTTCGAAGTCGCTAACGTTTCCGCTACCGTCTTCACTTACGTTACCAGAGCCCCTAGATGAAACACCTAGCTTGACGCCGCTTTCCAGCATTGTCTGCACTAGTTGTCCCATTGGGGTTGGTAATACTTTTAATTTACCATAACCGTTAGGTCCGTCCATCCACGTTTCAGTAATCATGTGTGATACACGGTCTAGGTTAATGTTAAGGCCTTCTGGATGATCAACTTCTCCAAGAACACTATATCCTCCCTGGATTTGGTCATTAAGAGTTTTGACAGCCCTGCCAATTTCGTTTACAGGATAAACACGTTGGTTAGCATTACGCACACCGCCTTGTATACAAATACCTTTTAGGTATAAGTCTTTTCCTCCATTGGAATTTTCAGCAGACTCAACGACCATATTCGCTTGGTCAAATGTCAGATGCTCTCTTAGAAAGTTTTGCATTCAGTTTCCCTTATTTGCCGACTACAGATTTCTTGTTGTCAGCTGCTTCTGGCTTCCCTTTTTTCTCTGCACCGTGTCCTGGCTCTGATTTGCCAGCTTTAGACGCTTTACCGCCTGGTACATTGATGTTTCCGCCATCTTGGTCTTTAGCGTTTAAATCGCCTAAACCAGCATGGTCGCCACTACCTGCTTCTCCACCTTTTAAGATGTTAGCTGATGTGCCACCCATGTTATTTGCACTTGCTACTGGTGACTTACCGCTGTCTCCATTATCGCCTGTGCTTTTTTTCTCTGCGCCGTGTCCGCCTGCTACTTTATCGACGTACTCACGCATTTGTTCTCTGTCTGACTTTGCTGACTCTTCAACTTCTTCGTCTGAAGCTTCGTCAACTTCTTCGTCTGAAGCTTCGTCAACTTCTTCATCAGTTGCTTCAAATGCAAATGCTTCTTCTTCAGGTTCATCATCACCTTCTTCATCGCCTTCGCCTTCGCCTTCTTCGTCGCCCATCATTTTTTCAAATTCTGATTTTAGGTCGTCTAATGCGTCTTCAAGGTCTACAACACGATCTTCAATGTCGCCTTCTTCTTCGCCTTCTTCACCTTCGTCATCACCTGCTTCGATGTCACCCATCATATCGTCAGTTGGATCGCCGCCCATGTCCATTGGGTCTGCTTCAACTTCAAATTCGTCTAGGTCAAAATTTTCGTTTGTTTCTTCATCAGTTGCTTCATCAACTTCTTCATCTGAAGCTTCATCAACTTCTTCATCAGTAG